AGCTTGCCGATAAGCTGCTTACCGGCGATTCGAACATTATCCCAAACACCAATAGGCATCTTGTGATCGTGTCCAAACAAAGCAATTGGGTTCTTTTTGAAGTCGTCAAGCAACCAGCCCTTCGCTTCAATAATATCCCCCACGCGATCAATAGACTCTTCAGACATAATGAATTCCATAGGATCATTAGCTGATTGAGTACCCTTGACATATTGAATCTTCATCGTTTTACCTTCATTTCGTTGACATGTTGCAGCAGATATACCATCTGGAAAATCATCACTTATAAAAGCCCACGTATCTTCTATCGCTTCAGACGTATCAAACTGAGCATGAATATGATGAGTTAATACCTCATCATTATCAAACCGAGACCTATAATCATCGGTTTTGAAATCGTGATCTTGGCACCAACTAGCAGCTTGATCTCTAGTGTAGAGTTCGGCCTTGTGCCATATAGCTTGTATTACTTGGGGATTACCGGCGCTTCTTCTCATCACGGCCATCCTTAGGATTGCCGGATTTATCGGGATACTGCGATCCACCACCGTTGCTGTTGTCTCGTTCTCGCTTACCAGGTCTGTTTCTTAATTCCATTTGCTGGCCTCTGAGAAAGTTTTATACTGAGCTCAGATTATTTTAGGTCATAGATGTGCGGAAGTAAAGTGATATTTTAACCAACCATCGCTTGAGCATCAAATACACTTTCTGCACCCTCACTTATAGGAAATACAGCCATAACGGCTGCTACAAGCGGATCAATTCTTTGTGAAGATTTGGTCTTATCCAACTTGGTAGAACCAGCTGGATCTCTAACTGCAATCGCATTACTTGCTGCCAAATTCAGAAGCGGATGACTGCCGTGATTAATCTTGCCTTCTAACAAAAGAGATTGAAATGCCTCACACCTTGGAGAGAAGTCTTTATATCCTTGACCAACTTCATGCCATTCAGAAAACGTTGCAAATCCAACTCGTTCACAGGCCTTCTTAAACTCCTCTATCCTCCACCTATCAAACTCAACGAATGCGATCTCTATACCAAGATCATGAAGTGTGTCACGAAGACCTATAGCGAACCCATCATAGTCTATAGTGTGAAGTCCGCACGTGAACATCTGCCCTTTTTCTACCCACGTATGATAAGGAGCACGGTCTCTAGCAGCTCTTTCCTTTATACCCTCAGCAGGGCAATAGACAAATGGTAAAAGGTGTACTATGCCGCTCTCAGCGTCCTTAGCCGCCAATATTGCTGCCGTCAAGTCGTTACGGGCTGACAAATCGATACCCAGAGAGCATGGGTTATTTAAGAACACCTCTATATCTGGCAAACCATTGCCTCGCTTCCATACTTCAGGAGAGAGCCAGAGAGATTGCGTGCTAACACGCTGATTAAGCAATAAATTTCTAGCTGAATTCTCAAGAGATGGAAGACGAGCTGCTTTCTTTATCTGCTTACGTAGATCTTTAACAGATCGAAAGACCCCCAGACCAGGATTAGACAATTTCCATTGTTCCTCATCTAGCAGATCGGCTTCTTTTGGAGTGGTATACAGATGAACTACAGTGGTCTTCGTCTGAGCTTTGATAGCATCATCTATCTGCATAGACAAATAATCTCCATCAGATGGAGCCTGAGTTGATATCGTAATAAATAATGGATTGTCGTAAGATCCTTGAGAAGTCTTAAGCATTTCAACATAAGCATTCGTAGGACCAATAATTTGACCAGCTTCATCAAGAACTACAACATATAAAGATTGGCCATGCCCTGTCTTTGCTTCCGCAGACATTGCATAATATTCAGTGTTAACAGCTAATCCAATAATGTGTTTACCAGAAGGAACAATTCTTGTTAATGCTTCCAACTCTGGAGACAGAGAAATAATGTTACTCATCATCTTGAATACAAGAGCCGCTTGATCTCTTGAATTAGCAGCACTAGCAATAACCGTGAATGGCACAGCCAGCGGACCAACAAGATATGCTAGAACAATAATAGCAATAACGAATGTCTTACTATTTCTACGCGCAACACTCAAGTATGCTTCTGTAGTCAGCACTTCATTATCAAAAATAGCATATATAAATGCTTCTTGAAATGGCTCCAGCTGTAGAGGTTGTCCAGCCTTCAAACCATCTGGGACAATGATGTATTCTTCAGCAAAAGCCATGACCTTCTCGGCCATGGTCAAAGTATCCCCCCTAGCATACAATGTGCGCCAATCACGCAACTTAGGAACAGGACCGCAGACGATTGCCTGCAGCACATTCTTAGGCATGTGGCGAGTCTTGAGTCTTGGTCGGGTCATTTATTTGGCTTAGAAATCGGAACCGCCAGTAAACTTCCTCGATTAGAAAGCGTTGTCTTAGTGTTCTGTTGTTTTTCAGCTCTGGGTAATATATGTTCTTTCTTCTGAACTTTGGAGCTAGCCAAATTCAATGAACGTGTGAGCGCGAGCTGAGAACGTATCAAAGAATCAACAACGCTATATAGCGGATTCTGCACAGGTGTGCCTCTAGCGTTATAAACGATACTACCTTCACGGTCAAGTTGATCTTTCGATTCGTTAAAGAGGTGCGTGAGTTTAGCAAGCTGACCTACCTGTAGCAGCTCATGGGGAAACCAGTCTTGGTCGGCCTTTCCTTGAATATAAAGATCAAATATAGCCAGCTCTTCTTTACAGAATTTGCCAGCTTCTGGTGGTGGTACTATCTTAGCATTCAGAGCTGCTGCGACATTGTTCACATCTGCTTGTATTGAAGTTGATCTACCTTTTGCCACAAAGTTATCTCCATTTAGAATTTGCCGGAAATCCATCTTCACATACTTGTGGCACGTACTCTTCTTTACCCTTCTCGCTGTGACGCTTATTATCACAGGATCGGCAGAATACACGCATATTAGATATATCCAATACTAGATCGGGTCGTTCCTTAACCGACTGGATATGATCCACAACAGGACTATGTCCATTCTTACTCTTTCCAAGACATAATTGCCCACAGAATCGACAAGTATAATCATCTCTACGCAGAACAGCAAGTCTAGCATTCTCCCATTCCTTGCCGGTATAATTGAAAACAGCCATTCTACACCTTTAATTCCGCGTGCGTGTGCGCCTGAGTGCCCAAGTTCTAACATTTTAGCTCATATTATGAAAAAATGCAACAAACACATTTACCATGGTTGCCTTATTGAATGAAAGTGAGGTATAATTAGGCTCAGAGAGGTTTACTTGGAAATATCTCAATGACAATCATAAGATCATTATTGGCTTTACCATTCTACATTGTAGCAATACTTCTATTGCTCGGCCAATTTTGGGGACTCGGTATAATCATTATGATGATGGGCTCACTGATATCCTTTGCTGATTGGGGTGGTAGAAAGCGAACTGCCGAGGCTAACCGTGTCGCGACCGAAAAAGAAATTCAGCGACTCGAACAAAACCTTGAAAAAGCTACAGATATTATATGGTCAATGAACGTGAAAGACCTTCTTATGGTCGATAAATCTCATTTGCACCATAGTTTACACCCGTTGATTAACGTTCGGTTGCGTAATCACATAGATATTATGACGCCGAACGAACTTCGTAAAATTCAGCCGTATGTGAGTAGATTCAATACACATCTGCTTCCATACATTCACTCAAGATTGCAGCCATGATTATGGTGTTCGCAGGTACAAAATCTCGTAGAAATTGACCTCTTAATGGTCACGTAATGTGAATTGCCCGTGTCCGCGTTTTTATTCTCTCTTCCACGGTCCCCCTACCCTGGAAGGGCGAACTTTAATAGGGCGCAGAGGGGAACGGCCTAGAATCCAGGTTCGGGCGACCAGGGCGCAGAGGGGAGAGGTGGAACGGATTCAGGGTAGGCGTAACCTGGAAGGTAAAAGAACGGCACGAAGTAACGTAACCAGGAAACATGAGGGTCGAGATTTAAAGGCACTGAACGGCACCTGAAGCACGAGGTATTTAAATGCCCGGGAACGGCACGAAGTAACGTAACCAGGAAACATGAGGGTCGAGATTTAAAGGCACTGAACGGCATTTAAAGCAGCCAAAACGAAACGGCACTGAACGGCATTTAAAGCAGCCTGCAAGCCATCGACAAACACCTAATGAACGGGCTAGGACACCCATGAATAACGCCGAAAACGGCACGCGTAAGTAGTTGATTTTAAACAACATTTTTTAAAACGGTTGCAAAAAGGCCGATTTAAACCGGGTAAAAAGGCTAATAAAAACAACAACTTAAACCTTAAAAAATCACTTTACTTTCAGGGCGTTTTATGTTAAAATTAGCTTGTTTCAAGCGGTTCTTGGTTCTTAACTCTTAACTTTCAAGGTGGCTCAAATGTCAAAAAAGCTTACTCCAAATCAGCGTGTTTCGATCCGCTGCTCAGCTCCGCTTTTCGATCACGTTCAGGCTCAATTTCCTCACCTCGATCCGTTCAAGGCTCCGGTGGCTTTTTACCGTCAAGTTTTCAGCCTTCAACTTTCTCAGCTTATGTCACTGGCTTCCAATTCTCCCGG